CCCGCCCCCGCATTTCCCCCAGCTCCAACAGTTACCGTTTCAGATGCCGCTAGTGAAGTAGCAAGTGTTTTCTTTCTGGAATACCCGCCTGCTGCTCCGGCTCCAATAGCAGCAGATAAACCAGCTCCACCGGCTCCCCATAATTCGGAGATAACGAATGACGGATTATTCGTAGCTTTGTTATAGGTCGGATTGTTCGCGGTGTGAGTGCCGGATTGCGCACCGCTGGTATTGATCGCTGCGCCGCCTTTGGTCGCGGCGACATTGAAAGTAACGCCACCGGCCGCTGCATTAATCACCCAATATGTCTGGCTAGCAGTCAAACCTGTAGGCAGCGCACCCGTCGTCGTGAACACGATTGGGGTATCGTTGAGGGGAAGCTTATCCGCACTTGGCGACGTCACTACACCCGGCGATGCGATACTGATTGTAGGGGTTTGCGTAACCACGGAATATAGCTGAAACCCGATCAGCAATCCCGTTGAAGCCGAGGCCACGACAGGAGTACCGTCTGCCTTGCGTGGCTTCAACCTGAACTGGGTAGCCGTTACAGCAATGACGTCAACAATGTCACCGGCTGCCGCATTAAAGCTCACGCCACCATCGATCAGCATGTTGGCGCCATAAGTAAATGAACACGCGCCCACGCAGATCAGGGATCGACTGGCGCCGGCCTGAGGTGCCGCAGCGAAACCAGTAGCAGCAGTCGTACCGGTATAGTTGATCTTATTGCCGGTGCCAGTCCAAATGTCTGGCGTAGCCGCAGACGCTACCGTCGACAACGCCTCGTTAATTCCTCCAGTCATGTTTCCACCAACCAATGCCAAAGCCCCAACTGGAAGGCCCGTGGTTAGATCACTGACTGAAATCCATGCCGTATTTGCACCATTTCGTTGCTTGAGAAGATTTGTCGATGTATCCGCCCATTCCATATATGGATACAGCTCTGTCGGTGGTGTTGGGCCTGAATTGTTACCAATGATGGCCTGCAGCGCCGCATTCACGGCAGCACGGTATGCAGCTCCGGCCTGACTAGGGATATTTTGTGTAGCTTGAGACATTCTTATTCTCCGAGGATGTGACGCGGAAGAAAGGCTTTGATATTGCTATCCCAGCGATACTTGCCAGGTGGAAGATCGCATCCATCTGGCAGGTGAACATGCTGATCAGTCATATCCTCCGGCGCGATCTGATCGATCCCGTGATAAATACCGTTTTCATCCAGCCTGGCCACTTGGACCTTGGCCGGGGCTATAGGCGCTTTTTTCTTAGCCATGTCCATACCCCACTGTAGTTGAATCGAAAATGCGGGAGATTGCGGCTCCCACAGAGTTATTGAAAGTGATGCTGTATCCACTCTGGCTTTCGCCTGTGATCGTGTAATAGTCCCCGGTCTGCATGTTTTTGGCTGTAATGCCTAAGCCCTTGACGCCCATAAAAGGCATCGAATAAGTCACGGCATGAGGGCCGGCACCGGAAACGATGTTGTTGATGATTTCGAAACGATCCGGCATATCAACCGTCACCGACATCGATTTCAGCACTACGTTATGCGTTGCATTTCCAGTAGTGAAAACGGCCTTGAATTGGAATGCACGCGCCGTCCAGTCACCGACTATGAAAGGTTGCCAGGCGCTCCATGTCGGCGATCCTCCTGGATTGTCATTGGTTGTGCGCACCATAAGCGCTACCAGTGCATCCGTGATGGAGGAGCCGTCAATATCAGCCCATGTATCGATAACAGCTGTCCGCGAATCAATCAGATCACTTGAATCGAATGAAGATGTGAGGATCGATGCGGTCAGACGTGATGTGAAAACTGCACCCAAATCGACGCTTCCTGCAGCCAGATATTCTCCATAAGTAGAAATCCCGCCGATCGCATCAATAAACCCCCATGTGTCTATAGATGTAGCCATCGCATCAATCGTTGATGCCGAGTCGAGTTTAATGCCTCCTAGAATGCCGTCATAAGCCACATTTGACTTTGCTCCTGACCATGCTGGATTTTCAGTAATGGTGGAAACGGCATTCATGGACAGCACATCGGGGGCGGTCGTAATGATCATGTCAGCGTTCTGACTTTCATTGCCGCTACTGTCCACCCACTTGGCAAGGTACGTTCCGGAAACAAGTGGAAGTACTGCAGATGATGCCGTTCCTGGAATCGATGGCCCAATGTCGACCGCACTGGACCATGTCGGGCTGACCACGTTCGATGTGTGCCTGATATGCATGTACCCACCGACAATCACATCAAGATCCGGAGAAGTATCGAAGGATAAATGCGCGGTGCCGGAGATGGCTACCAGGTTGAAATTGGTAACGTCTACCGGAAGTGTATTTTTCCCATAAATCGTCTTGGCCACTGAAGCCTTGGGGGAACGAACGCCCAGTGAATTCGTGGTATATACGCTGAAGGTATAGTCGCCTTCAGCGATGGGTTCAATGTCCGCCATCGGGTCAGGCCTTTGAACCTGAACCGGATTATCAGAACCCTTCTGGTAGGAAAACACATATGATGATGCACCAGGCACAGGGCTGCAGGAGACGAAAGCCTTGACTGCCACAATGCCAATTGCTGGCTGATAGAGCGATTCTGCAATCGTCAATCCGACAGGAGATGCTGATGGTGCATAAGAAACGGAACTGACTGGCAATGGTTCCAGTACCAGATTCTTTTCGATCGCATCATATTTATCGGAGCGATAAGACATTGCAGTGACATCGACCTGCACGCCGTCTACTTCGACAAGGCCGATTACTCGCCATGACTGCGGAATAAGATCACTTGCGGCCAGTAACCAGATGGAATTCACCAAAGGCGCACTGGGCAGAACTATTGCAAGATTCAATGTCGTGAAACTTCCGGGGGAATTTGTGACAGCAGCAGTTGCGAACGATCCATCAGGGAGCATGCAATTTAGCGAATAAGTTTTTCCGGCTTCGATAATGACAGGAGCATCGATGGTGACTGCAACAGTTGTTGCAGATATGACTCTACCTCCGAAACGCTTTCCAGCTCGAATCGGGTCGAGCGTGTCAATAATGCCGCCTGGATAAATTGAGGTTCCTTCCAAACCTGTTCTGAAGGAGACAATCTCAGTTTCCATCAGCTCGGTATAAAGAATCGCCTTTCCAAAGCGATGCGCCTGACCACGGGAAGTGCAGCCCATCGCAACGACAGTGGTCGTATTGACGCCATATCGTGTAATTCCATCATCGTCACTGACATATTCCGGGACTTGAGTGTAGGCATTATTCGGATCATTCCAGGTGACGATAGCCACGGTATGGCGAGCCCTGGCGGAGCTGCCTTGGTAACTGAACTGGCCACCAACGACATTCGCTGCCGTAAATAATGCGATCGGCGTTGACGGTGCATCCTGGACGGCGGTAATGGTCCCTCCAGACCAGAAAGTAATAGCCCTGAAAACACTGGCGAGACTGGATAAAAGTTGGAATGCCTGAGCCGCACTCTGTAAATAGATATTGCAGGTGAAACGCGGCTCTTTACCACCGAAGCCATCATCAACCAGTTCGTCGCAGTATTTTGCGATCGCATACAACGCCCACTTATTGTTCTGATCAGGACTTAGCCAAGCGCCAAGACCATAACGCTCACTGGTGCAGATGTCATAAAAAACCCATGCCGGATTATTGCTCCAGGCTGTAACGAATGTGCCATCCCATGACCCGGTATAGGTACGCAGCAATGGGTCATAGTTGCTCGGGATCTGGATCTTGATGCCAAATACTTCATAGCCACGTGTGGGCACAGCATTGAACTGGGAAGCATCAACCTCAAGGCCATAAACGGCGCTATTTGGATAGCGCAGATTTGCGTCAACGATCTCGGTCAGGCTATCCCACCAAGTATCGTTCTGAATGTTCGACAAGACATTGTCTGCAGTGATGCGCCGCACGCGAATATCCCAAGGCCCTGGAGAAGGCAGAGCAAGACGGTAGCTGCGCTGATATTTGCTTGTGGTTTTGCCGGAAATTACGTCCGTGAAAACAGGAACATCAAGATGGCCATGTTTGATCGATACTATCCCGGAACCGGAAGTGATGACTGTGGTGAATTCATATGTACCATATGGAACGTTGACATCAAGGGCCTTTCGAGCAGTTGGAGCATATAAAACGCTTGATCCACTGTTAAAGATCGCACCGGAAGTATCAGTTACATATTTACCGGTTCCTGAGAAAGTATAGGTAGTCGCAGTAATCCAGCTGCCACCGCTACCGGCCACTCTGTAATTCAACTGCATAGTGCATGACTGAGGGGATGTTGAGACCAATCCTGTCCACTGGACTGTCAATTGAATGTGCACAGAAGCCATCAGCATTACGGCACCAGGTGCCGCAATTGCCAGCTTTGAAACATCCTGTGTATGCCCCAATGGCTGTGCTATAAAACCGCCACCATTGTTCTGGATGTCGATCGCAATCTCTACCAAATTTCCATGCATATTACCGCTGCTGGTATCGATCAAAGTCAACGCCGGAACGCTTAACGTTACCCTGACTGCTGTATCAAGCGTATTGCTGATGCTTCTGACGACTGGCATGCTCGCTTTCACCTGAGTGGTGACAGCCATTTCTGCTTCTGCTGCATTAAATCCGGGAATTGCAGATTGGGACTGAGTTCCGGTGCGCTCAATCAGAGTAACCCCCGTGAAGTTGAGGCTTCCGTCTTCATTCATGACTGGGGTGTTGTCCAGATAGACCGTCTTCAGCCCATCGACCAAACCACCAATCTCGCCTTCAGATAAAAGATCCAGCACACGTGCATATTGAATGCTGCGCAGCGAGTTCGGATCTTCGACAGGCGCAGAAGCAGATCCTCCACCGCCTTTACCACCACCGCCAGAGCCGCGTACAAGATCTTTAACGGCCGTCATAACGCAATCGCCTCTGAGCTGAGGCCAGCCGAAATCACCTGGGAACCAACACGCAAGCGGCCATAGCAAAGCGGCACCGGAGCGCCCTGCATATTGGTGTTAACAGCACCGTTAAATGCATAACCAGGATTATTTACGCCTGCAGTTGCAGCCTGTGGCTTTGGAGGAGCGAAAAGCATTTGTGACAGGCCACCAACCACCAGAGAAATACCCAGATTTCCGATCATCGACCCTATGGATAAACCTGCCAGCGGCCCTTCGGTAAAAGGCAGCAGCCCAAATTCAGGACCAAGTTCGAAGGAGGCGGCGATCAATGCTGCCCCCAGCAAGAGCTTTCCCAGACCACCAGAACCGCCTACCGCAGGAACGATGCTCAAATCAGCATCAAGCGGATAATGAATTTCTTCCAGCGTGCGGGCCTTACCGCCGACCAGAACCCGCCATTCGCCGTTGGCAATGACAGGTGCAAACTCAGGGAAATTGGCGCGCAAAGCACTGATCGCCTCGGCTGGTGAACGCACGTCGAACCGATGCACGCGACCGAATTGCTTGCCAAGATGGCCATAAAGGCGAACGGTTCTCACAGCAGGTCCTTATGTCGCACGACGCCCGTGGTGATCTTCCGCCACCATCCGCCGTATACGTCGCGGCTCGACAAGCGCCCGGTCACATGCTGCAGCACGACGTCGTCGCCAAGATAAACGGCACCGTGGTTATCGACCGGAGATGCGATGCGCATGAAGATCACGTCGTGTGCCTGAAGCTGGCCTGCATCGACGGCCACAAATCCTGCATCGCCGAAAAGCTGGCGATAGAGATCATCTCCCTTCAGCCACCACTCATATTGCCGTGGGTAATCTTTCAGGCTGATGCCCAGCGCTTGCTGGTAGTAGTCACGGATCAGGGAATAGCAGTCCAGCACGCCATGCACGAATTCACGGCCAACTAATGGCGCGACATAGCCGCTCGGCGTGAAAACACCAAATGCACCCGTTGGCCAGTTCATAATCAACCAGGGCATACCTGATTTCTCCATGCCGACCAGATCGGCCTGCGAAGGCACGGCCGCCATATCCGGATGCGAGTGAACGATCATTAAGACTTCGCCAGTATCTTCTGCAGCCGCATAATCAGCGGGGTCGATGACAAAGTTTGTCGGCTGATCGGAGATATTGCGACAAGCGAAATATCTTTGCTTTCCCTTGGTCACCACAATGACTCCGCAGCACTCGCGCGGATAATCGGCGGCCGCGTGGTCAGCGATCTTTTGAATGATGTCTATGGCCGGCGTCATTTAATGAGACCTGCTGCAGGGAACCCGCCATATGGAAGCTGCGCACCAATGCCGAACCTGAGGATGCAAGATGCGAGACGATGCCCGCATTTGTCTTTGGTGATGTCAGACGTCGGAACGTCATTGGCATCGGCTACAGCCGGCCCAGCATATCCACACTCCGGTCCACGATATCGCCATGCCCCTGGGCACACGTTAGATACCACTTGCCTGCCGGGCAGCATCTGACCGGCTAAATCATAAGGCGCGGCCAGCTCCCATTCGATGAATATTTTGTTTTCGCCAGACTTGCGATCAATAAACCAGATCTCATCATTCCAGTGGACGTTGGGATCTGCTGTCAGATTTACACCACCGGCAAAATTGACCGCGTCCAGATACTTAATCAAGGTTTTCTTGCGGATAACTTTTGCACCGCATAGATCGTTGTTAGCCATCGCCAATGCATCCATCACGCCTGTGACATTCGCGATCGACAATTTAGGGCGCGGCATCTTTCCGGTACCATTCCACTCAAAACCGGTAGCCTGAATTGGGAATCGGGTATAAATCTGGCCCTGCCACGTTACGTCTGTACCAAGTGCATTCACGCCAGCATGGAAATACAAGACCTCCGCAATGCCGATTGGATTCAGATCGAGCGAGAACAGCGTGACGATCGCGCTGGGATTGAGGCTCTGAATATCAGCAGCAAGCGTCATACGCCGAACACCTGGTTAAATGTTGCAGTGAGTGTTCCCAAAGTACCGGCCACAGGTGAACGTGACCATTTGGGACATTTCCAGCGCCCGGTGAAGCCATCTGGATCAGTCCAGTCGAATGGCACAGA